ATGTATGGTGATAGACAAGAGTTAACCTTAAAAGCTGAGAAATCATTTAAAGACTTTTTAAAAGAAATAGAAGAGAATATTGTTGAAGAATAACTTACTATACTTATTAGTGTCAAATTCAATCAAAAAACATCAATCAAGCATTTAATCTTATAGGTTAAGTGCTATTTTATAAAATGTAACAAATGTTACATAAATTTACATACATATATATGAAAAAAACAGACTTACTTTATAATGAAGATGGTGAATGCACTACTATAATAGAGTTGCTAGAAGATTATGTTAAAGAAAATAAATCAATAGGTAAGGTTGATAAACTAAAAATTGACCTTAGTATTGAAAACAATAATATTGACACTAATTTATTATACATATATCTAAAACAAAAAAAAGAAATAAACCAATATGGTTGTTTTAGGTTAATGAGAAGAAACATCAATAAATCATATCTAAATAAGATAAAAGATAAAGATACATTAAGCTTTAAATACTTTATGCTTGCTACATTATTGGCAAGTGATACAGCTAATATGATAAAAGGTGAAAAACTATTTATTGAAACGTGGAATGAATTATATGATTTATTAGATATATCAAAAAGAGATACACAACAAAGATTAAAAGACTTCCTGATTGATAATAAACTTTTAAGAGTTGAGAATATAAGCACAGTAAGGGGCAAAAAGAATAGATTTATAATCAACCCTTTTGTTATAAGAAATGATAGCTATATATCACAATTAGCAGTATGTGTATTTAATGATTTCATAGAAGAAGATAAAAATATAAGCAGATACTCAATAAAATGGTTAGAAATTAACGGATATTAATATGAACGAATTAGAAGTATTAAAAAAGTTTAAGAATGATTTTGATTTCTTTGCTAGAAATTGTTTAAACATTAAAACAAAGAATAGTGAAATAGTAAGATTTAAGCTTAATAATACACAAGCTAAGGTTCATAACTTTATACATCAAGCTAAACAAGATAATAAAAGAAAGTTTGTTATATTAAAAGCTAGACAATTTGGTATATCAACATATACAGAAGCTCGATTGTTTTGGAAGACTATGTTTAATAAGGCTACAAATAGCTTTATTATGGCTGATAGCACAAGCTCAGCTAATAACATATTTGAAATGACCAAAAGGTTTTATGATTTACTACCTGATGGTATGATAAAGCCTGATTTAAAGAAATCTAACGAAAAAGCAATAGTATTTGATGATATAGACAGCTCATTTAGAATAGGAACAGCTGGTAATAAGCAAATAGGCCGTTCAATGACTATTAATTATTTACATTGTTCTGAGGTGGGATTTTGGGAGAATGCAAGTGAAATAGTAGCTGGTTTATTTCAAACAGTTCCAACTAATAATGAAAGCGAAATTATACTAGAAAGCACTGCTAATGGTGTAGGTAATTATTTTCATGATATATGTTGTGAAGGATTAAGTAATAAAAGCGATTTTAGAACATTATTCATTCCTTGGTTTGAAAACCCTGAATATAGTTTAAATATAGATAGAGATTTCAAACTTACTGATGAAGAGGAAGAGATACAAAGGTTATATAAATTAACTAATGAACAGATAGCTTGGAGAAGAAACAAGATAAACTCTGATTTTAAAGGCAGAGAATACTTGTTTAGGCAAGAATATCCTGCTACATTCAATGAAGCATTTATTACTAATAGCAATAGCTTGTTTGATAGTGAAATACTAGATAAAGCAAGAAAAGCTAGTTTTATTATACCTGATTGTTATCCTGTTATAATGGGAGTAGACCCTGCAAGAAACGGAGACAGAACAGTAATAGCTATTAGAAAAGGTAGAAAGTTGTATAAACCTATTGTAATGGAGAATATGACTGAAACTGAATTGGCAGGACAGATTATATACTATTTACAAAAGTATAATATAGATAAATGTTTTATAGATGTAGCTTATGGTTATGGAACGTTAGATATATTAAGAGAAAAAGGATTGGGAGATATAGTTCAAGGTATACCATTCAATAGTAAACCAAACAAAAGAGAAGTATACAGCAATAAAAGAACTGAGATATACGGAGAATTAAGAGATTGGTTAGTTCAAGATGGTGGTGTTATTATACCTGATGACCAAATATTAATAAATGAATTATTATCTATACCTGATTTTAGTTTAAACAGTAACGGACAATTTGTTATGATTGCAAAAGATGAAATCAAAAAACAATTGAACGGTAAATCTCCTGATATAGCTGATGCAGTAGCTTTAACATTTAGTGATAATATACCTATATTAGAAACAAATACAAATAATTATAAAATTAAAGTTATAAACAATACAAGAAGATAAATATGTTAGGAATTACTAAACAAACAAAAAAAACAGCAAGAGATTTTGATTTATATGCTGGTGAAAAGATAGATTTAACAGCACAAAAACCAAGACAATATAGATTTGGTATAAATACAGAAGTAGTGGGTAATGATGTTGTGTCTAAAAACACATATAGTAAACTACAAGCTTATAATCAATTTAGAGATGTAGCAGATGCTGGAATTACCAACACAACAACTAGTTTAGCTAAAAAGAAAAGACCAGCCTTATTTGGTGATACAGATACATCAACAATATATGGTAATTAATATATGGGAATAACAGCAGCATTAATAGCAGCAGCCGCTGCAACATCGGCAGCAAGTGCTGGATATGCAACAGTTGAAAGTAAAAATCAAGAAAAGAAAGCTGAAAAAGCACAAGCTAATGCAGAAAAGGAAGCTAAATCAACCATAGAAGAAAGACAAAGAAAAATAGCTGGTATGAAAACTAGGTTATTTTCAACAGAAGGTGGATTTGCTGGCGAAGAAGTAGAAGACAATAAATTATTAGGAAACTAAACAATGGAACATAAAGTAAATATTAAGCAGGTAAAAGAAAGATATAGTCAACTATATAGTGAAAAATCTAAAAACTTTACTTTGTGGAATGATATAGCTAAATATTGCAGAATAGAAAAGAGATTTACTGATAATAAACAAGTTGATAATGCTGGAAGGCAGATTGATGATGGATTAAATGACCCTTCAAGTTTATTAGCTATAAATTCAAGTGCAAATAATCTATATGGCATATTAATTGGTAATGGTGAATTTTTTAACTTAAATATTAACGATGAGCTAAAAGAAGAATTAGGAGCGGATTATCAAGGTATAAAAGACTATATAAATAAAGTAGGTAAGAAAGCTTTAAAAGAGATTAATAAACCTGCTAGCAACTTTAAACAATGTATACAAGAACACTTGAAAGACCAACAGACGTTCGGCACAAGTGGAATAGGGACATTCGTAAGCAATAATTACATAAAAGGTAAATCTAATAATATATTTGAGTTTATACCTTATGGTGTTGATAATATAACTATTGATGAAGGCAGAAATGGCCTTATAGATACAGTATTTGTTGATTATAACTGGCGAATTAATAAGATTATAGCAACATTTTGTTTTACTGATGGTTGTTTTGATAAAGATAAATTTGAAGCATTGCCAAAAAAGGTAAAAGCTAGCTATGAAAACAGACCAAATGATAAATATAATGTTCAATATGCTATTATAGAGAATGATTTTTTTAAAAAAGGCGTTGAAGGTAAAGTTGGTTGTAAGTTTATAGGTGTATGGTATTTGCCAGATGATGAGAACTACCAATTAGATATAGAATACTACAAAGAAAACCCTTTAAATATCGTTAGAATTGATAAAATAAGGGGCGAACTATACGGTAGAGCAGATGGAACGAAGCTAATAAGCTTTATTAAAATGCTTAACTACTGCATGGAAGATTGTATTGAAAGTATTGACAAGATGGTTAAACCTGCAAAAGGTGTAATAGATGGTAGCTTAACTGGTGACAAAGTAATTGATACTTCACCAAATTCAGCAACTGTATTAAAACTACCGAATGGATTTAATGGTAATCCTATATTTAATATAGAAGATATTAAAGACATAAGCGGACTTGTTAACATACTATTGCCTTATTTAAGGGAAACAATATCAACTGGCTTTAAAGTAGATGTATTGCTTGACAATAACAATCAACAAGCAAAGACAGCTACTGAAATGATACAAAGATATAACATAAGAAGTAAATTGTTATATAGTGTTATTTATCAGCAAGTTAATGAATTGTTAATACCTTTAATCAATTACTGTATTAAGGTAATGTATGAATTGGGCGAACTAGGAGAAACTTCAAAGGATTTATTAAAAGAAATCAACGGAGAAGACCAGCTAGTTGTTCCAGATATTATACAAAGATATATAGCAGAAGAAAGAGATTGGTATAAAATAGAGTTTAATACTGAGATTGCTAAGATGGCGAAATCAAGCGAACTTGAAAATATTAGTCAATTATTACAATTTGTCGGTAGTATAGCACAATTCAATCCAAATGTTCTACAAACTATGAATTGGTACGATATAATAGCAAGAGTAGAATACTTATTGAACAATGGCGAAAGCTACTTAATAAGTAAAAATGAATATGAAGAAATTATTGGTAGTATGGCAGAAGCACAAAATCAAGCAATGCAATTACAAAATGATAATGTAGCAAGTCAAACTACTAAGAATATGTCTGGAGCTAATAAAGATAATCAAGAGGTAATGAATGGATATAATAGATAAGCTAAAAAAAGAAAATAAAGAACTTGAAGAAAAACAAAGCTTATACAAAAAAGATTTACAAGATGTAAAAGAGATAATTAAAAGCAAATTTAACAATAAAGATGGTTATTTTGTTTTTGATTTTTTAAGGAAAAATCTATTTAATAACGATGAAGTAATAGATTTAAACCCACAAAAACTAGCATTTAATCAAGGCAAGCAATATGTTTATAATATGTTGCTTTCTTTATTAGATGATGAACTAATTATTAACTATGTAAAAGAAAATGGAAAATAAGGAAATGGAAAATACAAGTAGTGATAATCAAGTAAGTGATGAAACACAACAAACACCGCAAACAGAACCTACTCCAACAGCAACAGAACCAGCATTCACTATTCCTGCTGAATATCAAGAGAAGAGTTGGGCTAAGAACATTAAATCAGTAGAAGATTTATATAAGTCTTATGATAACGCACAATCATTAATCGGTAAAAAAACGATTGGTATTCCTGATTTTGAGAAGGCAACAGATGAAGAATTAAAAGATTTTTATTCTAAGACTGCACCTGCTGATATTAAAGACTATGGAATGGATAATTTCACTGATGCTGAAAAAGAAGTATTCGGTAATTTATTCAAAGAAAATGGTATAAATAAAAAACAAGCTCAAAACATTATAGCTAAATTTGGAGAATATCAAACACAATTCATAAGTGAAGATGGATTTAATGCAGAGTTAAAAGCTAGATTTGGTGATGATTATAAAACAAAAGTTACTGAAACAAATGCTTTTTTAAGAAAACATCTATCAAAAGAAGATGGAAGTTTATTGAATGGTATGCCTAATAAATTATTAGGAACTATGTTATCCTTTGCAAGCAATGTAAAAAAAGCTTATGGAGTAGATGTTAAATCTAATGTTGATAATAAAGCAGTTGAAAACATAGGATATACAAAAGCTGATTATGATAAAACAGTATTAGAGATGTTTAATCTTGATAAACAAGGTAAACTAACAGAAGCACAAAGAAAAGAATACACAGGTAAATTACAAAATATATCAACAAGCATTAAATGGTAAGAAAAATGAAAAATGTAAAAGTTAATGGTGAAGTTATTATTGATGGCAAACTTAATAACTATGAAGTAGAAGTAACGATAGGCGATTGTCCTATGGAGTTTATTAATGGCAATGTTAGATTTAGATATCTAGAAGAGGCAATAAAAACTAAGATAGGCAAGCCTATTGATAAAATAAGAACATTCAATATTGATGAAGTAAAGACTAGTAAAATCAAAGCTACTTTTTACGATAAATCAATATTTGATATGTCTAAAAAAGAACTAAGAGATATGTGTTGCGAGTTTATATATATGAATGTAGACACAAACGAAAGCTTAGTTAATTTGCAGAACTCAACGGCTATTGAGTTTTTAAAGAGAGCAAAAGGCTATAAGTCAATTGAAGAAACTGCTTTTTATATCACTAATCAAAAAACTAATGAGAGTTATATTGATTTTGAAGAAATGAGAAATAAAGAAGTTGAAAAGTTATTTATAGTAAAAGAACAACATAAACCTAATTATTATACTAAACCTATTACTTCTAAAATATCTAAAAGAGATATGTTAGATAAAGAAAGAGAAGTTGAAGTTATAGGTGGCTCTGATTTAGAAGAGTTAAAAAAGTAATTGTTATATTATATGAAGCCCATTATACGTAGTGGGCTTAAATAATATAGTAAGACAACTCGTAAGAACCTTATATATTAAAATTGTTTCAAGTATTCAATAAAAATACTAATTGACCCCGCAAGGATAATTCAATGTTTATTTTTAATAATTATTTTACAAACAAAACAAAAAAAATAAAATGTCAAATTTATACAGCCCAACAATAGAACAAGGACTAATTCAAACTTGGGAACAAAACTTTATCACATTAGCACAACAAAGAGACAGCATGCTTTCTATGTTGCCAGCTATAAAATACTCAGCTTTCACAGGAACAAAACATAACGTTCCAAGAACTGGTAAAACAGAAATGAACAAAGTATCAGGTAGAAACCCAGATAAACAATACGATGAATTCTTAGTTGATAACAGACAAATCGTTAGAAATACGTTTTCAAAAACATTCATTTTTGATGAAAAAGATATTAGAGAAATGATGGCAGACCCTACAAGTGAAGCTTATAAATCTATAATGTCAGCTATTAACAGAGAAAAAGACAGAGTTATAGCTCAAGCAGCTTTAGCAAACGTTTTAGTTGGTGACCCTAATAACAACTCAGCATTAACTTCTCTAAGTGCGGCAAATGATGGTGTAAAAACTATTGATGCAACAGCTGGTTTAACTTATGCTTTATTGAAAAAAGGTATGACTAACTTCATTAACAATGATATAGTTTCAGGCGAATTAAGAAACGCTAACTTATCATTTGTTTGTGGTGGAACAGATTTGAGCGACTTGTTAGATGAAGATAAATTTATAAACAACGACTATACAGCTTCAAGACCCGTTGATAATGGTTATATTTCAAAAGTATTTGGAATGAATGTAGTTGCTTTAGCTGGAAGTGAAACATCTAATATTACAGTTGAAAATCCAATTCTCGCTGAAAATGGAACAACTAGAAGCTGTTTATTGTTAGCTCCACAATCAGTTTTATTCTCCATGGAAAACCTAAAGGTTGACTATGAAGATAAAGTGCCAGGTAAAATCAGAAGTAAATCTTTAACTATTTCTGTTGATATGGGCGCTATGAGAATTGAAGGTGCTAAAATTCAAGCAGTTTCAACAACTTTCTAATTTTAATAAAAAAGGATATAAATAATGGTAGCAGTAAATTATAATACAACTGAATATGGCTTAAAACCTTTAAAGCAAATTAATGCAAAAGGTGTAGTATTCAAAAAAGCGATTGTTAGATGGTTTTATGATGTTAGTGAAGCAAATGCAGGTGATACTTGCACTTTACTTCATGGTATGGATAAAAACACAATAATCAAATCAATTAAAGTAACTAACGCAGGTTTGGCAGCAGCAGCTGACAATGACATAGTTATTGCAAAAGCTGGAAAATTTGCAGCAATTGCAAACTCAACATTGCTTGCAGATGGTAAAACATTCGTGAGTGCTTTAACTAATGCACAAGTATTAGGTAGCGGAGTGTCAGGTTTTGATTTTACAAAATCACTATATGACATGACTGGTTACGAGGAAGATATGGATATAGTAGTTATCGTAAAAACAGCTGGAACAACTGCTGATGATACACTAGTATTTGAAATTGAATACGCAGACAACTTGTAGTCTTAAAAGCCCCTTGAAATATAGGGGCTAATTAATTAACAATAGGTTTAAAATGAATAAAATAGATTTATGCAATTTGGCATTAAGTTTAATAGGAAATAAAACTATAACAGATATTGAAAGTCCAGTAACAGCGGAAGAGAAAATCTGTAAAATATGGTATGAAAAGACTTTAAAACAAGCTTTAATAGAAGCTAGTCCAAACTTTGCAAGAACAAGAGCAAATATTCCTTTGTCAAATTACACAAATCCGTTCGGTTTTACTTATGCTTATAAAATACCAAACAACTGTTTAAAAGTAGTAGGTATTGGAGAAGTAGAAGAAATTGACAATAGTTATTGTGTAGAAGGTGAATATATATTAACTGATATTAATGTAAATAATTCTTTGCCTATTAGATTTATAGGTTATATAACCGATACAACTAAATTTAGTCAAGGTTTTATAGATTATTTTATACATATATTTGCAAGCAATATTTGTTATCAAATAAATAAAGATAATAATATAAAACAATACTTACAACAAACAGCACAACAAAAACTATTAAATACAAACACGGTTGATAATCAAGAAAGTAAAGTCGTTATAGTGTCTAATTCAAGATACTATCAATCAAGGTTCGGTGGAATAATTAATAAATATCAAAAATAGTAGATAATATGCCAAAGACAAATCTATCAAATAATAATTTTAGCACTGGTATTGTAAATACTGCTGTCAATGGCAGGTATGACCTACCGATATATAAAAATGGTTTATCTTTATGTGAAAACTTTATAATTTCTTATGAAGGCGGACTTAAAAATAGAACAGGTTTAATTAAAAAATTAGATACTGTTGAAAGTGTTTTTATACCATTTATATTTAATAAAGAACAATCGTATTTAGTTCAATTTACTGCAACTAAAATAAGATTTTTAACATATTCAAGTGATGGAACATTCGGTTATATATTAGATGGTAGCAACAATATATATGAATTAACTAGTCCTTACACATTAGCAGAAGCAAAACAAGTTAAGTATACGCAAAACTCTGATGTAATGTATTTAGCATATAAAGATTATATACCTAAGAAACTAACTAGAACAAGCGCAACTACATTTACTATTGCGGATGTAGTCTTTACTGGAACATCTCCATTTACAGTTAGCACAGGTTATCCATCAGCAGTATGTATTTATGAAAATAGATTATTTTATGGTGGTATAAAAAATAAACCTACTTTTATATATGCTAGTGATGTTGGTTATTATGATAAATTCTCTTTAACTGGAACAGATACAAACTTAGATGGTTTTACTTTTGATTTATCTGAAACAAATGTTATTATTGACTGGTTATTTCCAGCACAAAATACATTGCTTGCAGGAACAAAAGATGGCATTTTATATATGGATGGTGGCTCTGTTGGAACATCAATGACAAAAGCTACTTTTAGAAGTAGAAAAGCTAGTGATGATGGTTCAAATGGTTCAATACCAATGAAAAACGACAATATAGCTTTTTATATAGACACAACAGAAAGGAAAGTAAGAAGTTTTACTTATGATTTAGTAGGAGATACATTTAATACAAACAATTTAAACTTGCTTAGCAGTGATTTTACAATTGATGGTTTAAAGAGTATTAAAACGGTTAAGAATAAAGACAATTTTTCTTATGTTTTAAAGAACGATGGAACAGTGTTATTCTTTAATTACTTACAAAATGAGAATATAAACACATGGACTGTATTAAAATATCATAATGAAATAGTGGAAATACAAAACTTGCCACGTGGATATGATGAGTTTGAAGATTTAATATTTTTAGTTAAAGAAAACAATGCTTATTATATTTGTATAATGGCTGATTTCTTAGAGTTAAAAAATAGAGATAGTTTTTATACTGGTAATCAAAGAGCAGACACATTAGAATATCAAAGATATTTAAACGAACAAGCTAAGTATTTTAATTATTTAGATATGAGTAAAGTTTATAGTGATGATTATATATCAACAATAACATTTAATCCTACTAATAATACAATAACTAGCACTGATAATAATTTTACTAGTGCAGATATAGGAAAGAACATTGTTTATAAAACAGCAACTGGTAAAGATTTTGGTATATTTAAAATAACTTCTTATAGCACAACAAAGATAGTTGGTGTTGAAGTATTAAATGCAGATTATACATCGCTAACAAGCAGTAGCTGGTATAAATCATTTTCAACAATAACAATAACCGATAGTTATTATTATAATAAGACGGTTTCAGTTGTTGCTGATGGTGGTTATATTGGAGATTATACCTTTAACGGTTCAGGTTTTATTGATTTTGAAAAACAAATAACTTCAATAGTTATAGGTTTTAAGTATACAGCAATAGCTAAAAGCTTAAATTTAGGCTATGAATATAACGGAGTTTCTACACAAATAACTAATAAAAATATAAGTCAAGTTAATATGAGATTTATAAATAGTGCTGGTGGTAGTTTCTCAACTGATAGGTATAATCAAGAAGATATTCAAGACTTTAACCCTGATGGTTATTATGATAGTATACCGCTTTTAATGAATGGCGATAGAAAAATAAACTATCAAGATAATTGGAGTGCGGAAAAAAGCTTTTATATAATTCAAAATAAACCACTGCCGTTTAATATTACAATGTTAACTATTCAAAGAGATGATAATTTAGTATGATGAAGTCTGTAAGTAAAGACAATACAATAATATGCTGGTATGGTGTTAATAATAATTATGTATGGTTCAAACCTACTCAATACACAAAAAAATATAAAATATATATTTTAAAAGGTGTAAAGAACATAGTAAAAGAATTATTAAGAACAAACAAATACTTATATACTTTTAGTATAAACGATAATAAATTAAATAAATGGCATACATTTATTGGCTTTACTTTACAAGAAAGCTTTATTTACAAAAACAAACAACATAACGTATGGGTAATATAATATGGAACAAGTAGCAGGACAATTTGCTTTAAATACAAAAGAAGCTAAAGCAGCAATGGCTAGCTCTTTTTTTAATTCAGTCGGTAATATATTTCAAACTGCTGGATTAAATACTATGTATAAATCAACTAGAAAACAAATGGTTGAAAATGCTAGCTATCAAGCAAAAGAAGTAACTGATGTTATAGGTAGTAATGCTTTAAATTATTTAAAATCAGGTGTAGGCATATCAGGTTCAGCTTTGGAAGTAATAAATCAAAATGCTGAAAATGGTTATAACAACATACAAAAGCAATTACAATATACTACCGATACTATGAAACAACAATTAAAATCATTTAGAAATCAAATGATTATAAGTTCTATTGGTAATATGGCAAGTTTAGCTATTGGTTCTTATCAAGGTGGGAGTAAATAATGAATATACAACAAATAAAACAAAGACCACAACAATTCGCACAAGAAACATCTACTGCTAGTGAAGTTGGTGTTGGATTAACACAAGTATTGAATGGTGTAGCTCAACAATTAATAGTTAAGAATGACCAAAATAATCAAATAAAAGTTAACGATACATTACAAAAAGCTTTTACTGATATTCAAATACAAACAGCGGATTATAAGAAATTTAACACACAAGACCCTAACAATGAAAAAGCTTATAGTTCTTATACTGGCTCTGTTAATCTTATTGGTGAAAAGTATGCTGATACGCTACCTACTGGTTATAAAAATGAATTTTTAAGTAAATTTAAAGGTATAGTTTCAAACAATGATAATCAATTAAAGTTATGGAAATACGACCAAACAAACAAGAACAATCAAGCTAATATTGAGGGACAAATAACCGCTTTAAATAAACAAGCTTATATATACGGTTCTAATGGTGCTTTACATGAGGCTGTAACGAGTTTTGAAACATCTTCGGGTATATTAAAGGATAATAGCAAGATATTGCTTGGCGATGCTGTAACGAATGAATTAAGTAAAAATATGGTGAAAGATTATTACACCAATTACTTAAACGGTGTTTTAGCTACAAAACCTGAGAATATACCTACTATTTTAGAAAATGAACAAATTAAAACTGTTGTTGGTGCAGAAGTTAGCGATAAATTACTTAATGCTTCTATTAATAAAGTAAAAAATTTAGAAGATTTCACTAAATGGAAAGAAGTAGCGGGGCTTGTTAGTAACAATAGAGAAATGACTGAACAAGTATTAGCTGGAAATGTTGATTATGTAACACTTGAAAATTACTTAAATCAAAATAAAGTGTCTAGTAATACAAGAGATTACTTAATGAAACAAGCTGGATATGAAGTAGGAAATGGAGATGGAACGGGAACAACTAAAAAAACAAAAGCTAGTGTTGAAGACAAGTATAACGCTAATAATTTAATATTAAAAGACTTGTCTAAAATAGCAATTGACCCTACAAAGATTGATAAAGATACATTACAAGCAATTCAAGAAAAAATATTTGATTATTCTAATAAAGGTTATTTAAAAGAAGATGAAACAAGAAAATACTTAGATAAACTTGAAGAATATAACGGCGATATTTTAAAGAATGAAACCTTAGAAAAGTATTCATTAACTAGAATGGGAACCGATATAGGACAAGAACAAATAGAAAAGTTTATTGATGACAATTCAAAGCTTTTAGGTTATTATGCGAAAGATAGTAAAGGTAATGTAAAAGAAGAAGATGGTAAATATCAAGTAAAAAGCACAATGCAAAAAGAATTTACTACTATGCAAAATGCCTTATACTCACAATATATGCAAAATGCTAATGAAGAAATAATCAATTATGCAAATTCAAAAGGTGCTTATTTACAAGACAATCAAGGACAATTTAGTTTAAATGGACCAAAAGATATTCAAAGATTTAAAAACTCTTTAAGTAAAAATGAATTGTCTAATCTTTATAAAACAGCAGTAAATAGAACAATGAAAGAATATGCTATTGATATTGGTATTGATACAACAGATAAAACACCAACACAAATAACACAAGAAGTTCAAGGACAAGTTTATAAAAAACTAAATGAAAGCAACAGTCAAATAATTGATGAGATTGTCAATAAAAAACTAGCAACACAAAGTAATATTAATTTTATACAAAGTTTATATAACAATAAAAAGTAATAGAAAATGGAACAAACTAATATAAACAGCAATTTAGAAATAGGTAAAAAACTTTTAAATGAAGTAGAAAAAAGAAGTAAACCGCTTTCCCTTAATGAAATAAATAAACAAGCTTATGATAGATTAAAAGCAAGAGAAAGTGTTTCTTATAAAGATTTAGCTGAATATGAGTTTAATAAACTAGATGAGAAAGCTAAAAGTCAAACATCATTTGAAGTATTTGCTGATAGTTTTAAGAATAGTTTAAATGTTTCAAACCTACCTTATGTTGGTAATGTTGTTGATGGTATGAATTTTCAAAAACTTAATGACATAACATTAAAAGCATACAAAGGACAAGCTTTAAATCAAGAAGAAGTTACTATGTATGATAAATATGTTAATGAATTAAAAAAAGACAAAGTTTATCAAGGTAGAAATTCTTATGCTATTGGTTCGGGAATAGTTCCATCAATAAAATATAGTGCTGAATATGCTTTAAATACCGCGGTAGTAGGTTATGCTACTGGTGGTGTTGGTATTGTTGCTGGTAGTTTAGCAACTGCTCTTGAACCTACAAGACTTTATAGAGAATATCAAACTAGACAATTAAAAGGTGACTTAAATATCACTGATAAAGGCGAAGTATTCTTTGGAGAATTAGAAAAAGACCCTGTTAAAACTATATTAAAATCTTATGCAAAGTCTTTTGCTAGTGATTTTAGCGAAAAACTAGGGGATAAATTATTTGATAATGCAATTACTAGCAGGATTTCTAGTTCATTGACTGGATTTAAAAAGAAAATATTTGATGTATTGGTTGGTTCTGCACAAAAATCTAATAAAGGTGGATTTACTGGTAATGTTTTAAATAGTATACAAAGCACTTTTAATGGTGTATTAGGTGAGAATATAGAAGAATATATTGAAGAACCTTTGTCACAATTACTAGGTGCAAACGATAATGAATATACAGTTGAAAACTTATTAAAATCATTAGAAGCACCATCGCTTGATGAATTGTTAGTTACTAACGGTGTTCTAGTATTTCAAGGTGGTATTTCTAAGGCTGGTTATAGTATGGTTAACAGACTAGCTAAGAATGGAGCTACACAAGAACAAGTAGAACAATATGTTAACAACACAACAGAAGAGCAGTTTGAAAAAGATATAAAAAGATTAAATCAAGCTGATAAAGAACAATTAAAAAATATTGTTAATA